ATGAAAATATTTAACCCTCCAGCTGAACGTATTCGTCGTTTGAAAATAAAGATTCGATATCACAACGGACTACTTGTCGACTTTGGTAAGTTCAACTATTCATTCATGTTGGAGTTTACTATTTTAAGGCCACAAAATATAAGAAACTACGTTACATATAATCCAGAATCGGCGTCAACAAGTAGTTCTTCTGTGGTGTTGCACAAATAAGTCCACTTTCTAGTGAAACAGTCAAAGTGGAGCAAATATAGGGAAATTCTTTATACTGTTTTATAGTTAATATTTATTTGTGAATAATAGATATTAACCTTTACAGTGTCATAGGTTCGGTTTTTTACTAAAGTACGTTGACGTTATCCATTCTTGTAAAACATCACTTGAACATGTTTTATAGTCTCCACCCGTAAACCCCTTCAACTTTAAAAACGTTGGTTTTTTCATTTCTGCCGTTTTATAATAAATATAGTCTCCGAAACGACCACTTCTCACGCTTAGATGGGGTGACAATGTTCTCACTATTTTTTGTGATATGTCATAATTTTCTCTCATAGAAGTAACATTTTCAAAGTTGGAAGCAATTGGGGATTCCAACACACGCAACACTTCTTCAAGTGTAATATTTTCCATCGGACGATTCCCCAAAGAAGAAAGAGATGTTGTTTGTTTTCCCCATGATGCATATAATCCAAACTTACCCTTTTTAATAAATAAATCTTCGTCCTTATATTTTCCCATGAGTTTACTCTTTTGTGCTCCGACCGGATTTTCTACAATATCTTCCAATGTATACTCACCATTTTTCAATTTTTCCAGATCAATGTCTTTACGAACTGGTATAAACGCGGTGTCATCGCGTTTTTTCGAGTTTACAGTTGTTTGTTTTATAATTGGACCATGTTTCCCTATAATATATTGATGATTTTCATCAATTTTAATTCCAACCGGTTCTTCTTTCACTGTTTCACATAATGAGTCAATCTGTGTGAGACACTCCGCACAAATGTCAGTCCATTTACGCTCTCCTTTGGCGACTTTATCTAACCCCTCTTCCATTTCTCTCGTATAGTCATAATTAAACAAGTCTTGGAAGTGTGTGTTCAAAAATTCCATGACAAGTATACCCAACGGTTGTATAACAAGTTTTCCCTTTTCATTTCCAAATACTTTGGTCGAATGACTTTCCGTAATTTCGTCATCTTCCAAGTCATAATCTGTACATTGAACTTTTGAACCTTCAATATTCTCTTTTTTCACATATTCACGATGTTGTATTTTTTCTACGATTGTGGAAAATGTGGAAGGGCGACCTATACCCTTTTCTTCTAATAGTTGAACGAGTTTGGCTTCATGGATGTGACTTTTCATGTGTTTCATGGTTTCTCTCGCCGATATTTTCTTATAAGAGAGAACAGTTCCTTGCTTGATTGTTTGTAAAAAAACATATTTGTTATCTGTTTCTTTTTCTTTGGTAGATTTCACCTTTTTCCATCCCATAAAATCAATCAATTCACTTGTACAAGAATAAGTCGCACCTTTGACGGCAGTTACTGTGGCGCGTATAGAATGATATGTCGCAGGAGACATACAACTTTCAAGTGTGGTCGTCCAAATAAGATGATAAATTTTTTTGGTTCGAGAATCACAATCTTCGTCAGACAATGAGGTAACAAGGGTTTGAATATTAGTTGGACGAATGGCTTCGTGAGCACAAGGAAGACCTGTTTTAACATTGACACCTTTTTTGGACTTTGAACTCTTTTTGACTATAGTTTTTTTTGGAGGTTCGGGTTCTTGTTCTAATTCCAATACAGATTCTGTAGGTTGTGTTGTTCCCTGTGCTACAAGTTCGTCTATAGAAGGATGTATATAACTTGGATCGTATGATTTTTCCAAATACGATTTTACAGATTCTACAAAATCCTTGGAATATGTTTTACTATCAGTTCGCATATAAGTAATGTACCCCTTTTCATACAAGATTTGACAATGTTTCATGGTTTCCTTGGGTGAAATATGTAATTCATTGGAAACCAATTGTTGAACACGTGATGTGGTCAGGGGTTGAGGTGGTTCTTTTTTAATAAGAAGTGGATTTGTATAATTATATATGTGTTCATGGTTTACTGTTTCTTCCAAAAAATCTTCTACTTCTTTTCCGGTTTCATACTGTGCGTTAAGGTCGAATGGAATACACATTGTAGTAAAATATCCCTTGATGGAATACACTCGGTCACCTGGTGAATTTTTTATTTCCAAATAATTATCATAAATGATTTTTAGCGCAGGGCTTTGACAACGTCCTGCTGATAAACTAGTTTCTTTATTACGTGAAATATGTTTCCAAAGATAAGGTGTAACTTTGAATCCCACAAGAATGTCTAATACTTGACGCGCTAACTGTGCGTGTACCAAATTCATATTGAGGGTTTTGGGTTCTTGTATTGCTTGTTGGATGGCAGTTTCAGTTATTTCATGAAATATAATACGTTTGGTTTTTTCTGTAGAGAGACGAAACATATCGCAAATATGCCACGCAATGGCTTCGCCTTCGCGGTCATCATCTGTTGCCAAAATAACTTCGTCCGCACTAGCAATATCCCGTTTCATGGATTCAATATGTTTCCTTTTTTTTACGTCATCTATAATTTCGAACTTTGGTGCAAAATTTTTTTCAATATCAATGGATTTTAATGACGATAGTTCTCTCAAGTGTCCGTAAGACGCAATCACTTTATATCCAGAACCCAAATAATTTTCTATTTTTTCACATTTTGCAGGAGACTCTACAATCACAATGCGTTGATAATTTGTTTTATTACGAGGTTTTGACATTTTTGACATGTGGTTGTACGGTGATGGTTATAGATAAATATGTTATATCTTTATAACATATTTTTACACCCTTTTTCAGAAGTCTTTAATAGGGGGAACCGTGGGTTCCCCCTTGCCCCCTCCCCACCCTTCGGGGATTTCTAATCCCTTACCTTTTCACATGATAAGATTTCTTGATGAAAAACTGTTATAATTTTCCTGGGTTTCCAGTGGATAATGCTGAAACGCGTTACATATATTCCAATAATTTTTAGAATGATTGAATGTTAATATGCATTTTTGAGTGAGACTTGAAAGTTATCTAAATACCAAATAATTAGGAGGGGTCGCAGGGTTGTGTAACCAACCCTAGGTTCTCTGCTAATAAAATAGTATACAATTATATTATATGGACTCTGAGAACTCTGAAGAATTAATAACAACCGAAGCAACAATAACGTCGCTCATTGTGTCACATCAAGCAAGAATGTTATGTATTTTATTGAATATTTTCGGAGATGCTATGTTTGGTGGTCACCCTAAAATTCGTTTTAAAAACTGTGCGATTGTGAAATTATCTCTCTTGTGTGAAAATTCAATATGGAAACTTTCGCAAGAACTTTTTTACGATGGAGAGATTGATGAAATGAAACCTGACTACATTTATTTTACAAACAATCCAGAAGTAACTGGTCTACAAAATATGGGGGGAAAGTATCAAGAGTATCCATTTCGTAAACAAACTATACAAAACGGTGTTCTTGATAAATTGAAAATATCGCCTAATGATATTGACCCAAATATTATGTATGAATTTTATTTGATGCGTCATGGTCAGGCAACACATAATGTGTATAAGGGAGTTGCGAAGATGAAATCAATCGTAAATGTAAATACGGAACTTACACCAGTTGGTATACAACAAGCACAAAGAACCGCCACAGTTGTGGGAATATTGGATATTCCATTTAATTATCTATTTGTATCTGACCTTGTTCGAACCCATCAAACATTGAATTCTCTCGGATTACCTTTATCTTCAATTGGTGCGCAAGTGATTATGCTTCCATGTAGTCATGAAATTGATGGTCAATGTCCTACTTGTGATGGTTGTTCAACTCCATTTGTTCCTGGAGAAAACGCAACTAATGATAAAAGTTTTCAAAATGGCGCGGTCATCGTAGACACAACCTTTTACACTGGTTTTTATTCTGGAAAAAGAAGAGGGTCTGTTTCTGGTTTTAATTCGAAGAGAGAAAATTGTGCTAGTAATACATTTCTTGGAATCGCAATAAAAATAATACATGAAAAAATGGAGGCGAAAATCAAACAGTTTGAAAGTCTACCCGAGAGACCGTCATTTTCAATTGACGACTTTGAACAAAATGCTGGAAAACGTTCAAAAACAAAAAAAAGGCGCTATCGCAAAAGTGTAACAAGACGCGGTCGAAAGAGTAAAAAACAACGGATGTCTAAACGACGCAACAAAACTAAGTCAAAGTCCAAAAGATAATAATATTAAAAGAACTTAAAGAAGGTTTTGCTCCACTTTTCCAAAAGTGGATTTTCAAAAGTGGATTTAAAAAGAAGGGTTTTGCTCCACTTTTCCAAAAGTGGATTTGAATTGTTTCCAAGATATATTTACCGCAGGTTCCAACTCCTCCTCTTTTTCGTCCTCATATTGTGCGTTTATTTTTTCCGCCTTCTTAAGAGCACTATCTATATATAACTCCTTCAATAACTTTCCAACTACAAAAGACCCTTCATGTTGGTCGAGTTCACCGTCCTCAATTCTACGTAACACGTTCAAAAACTGGTTCAAAATTCGCAAATCAATCTCGTCCTTTTTGATTTTATTATAAATATCGGTATAATAGTTGAATAAAAATTGGCATTGAATCGGGCCTTCCATATTCAACATTTCAATGTCATCCCTATATTTGATTTTGAGAGAAATCAACATATTAATGTCATTTTGTAATAAAACACTATGTTTCAAATCGCGAATCAATTGGGTTTGGTCTTCTACGTTGTTGGCAGAAATCATTTTTTGTAATTGAAGTCGCGCATTGTCATCCATGATAGCATCTCCCATTATTTGTATATTAGGTTTATTTTTAATTTTTAAGTAAGTAAATATTTAAATGTTTATTTATATTAAGATGACAGGTAGTGATAGTGGTTTGAAAATAGGTTTTACAGGACAACCAGGACAGAGTCCATATAGCAATGCGGCAGCAATGCAACAAGCAGGAGTAGCGCGTCAAATGGCTCTTATAGGCAAGACGGGAGGAAGGAGAAGATATCGCGGTGGCGCAGGCGAAGGAACAACTGTTATACCCACAGTTACAGTTCCATATAACTCTGGTCTTCAAAATGGTCCAACTTCACAACAGGTTTCAGGAACAAATACATTATTAACAAGTCGAGCACAAGCAACAGGGGATAATGTGGCGTTGGTACAAAACAAACACGTTGGCGGTTATAAATATTACGAATCAGCAAAAAGGGGGAGAGGAAAGGGAAAAAGACATAACTCTTTGCGCAAAACCCATAAACTTTTGGGCGGAAAACGAAGAAGGAAACGACGCCAAACAAGAAGAAAATAGCAGGTTCTCTTCTGCTAAGAATAATATAAGAATAATATAAGTTGATTTATAATGCCGAAAGGAATAGATTGGATGAATTTTGTATATGTCAATTTAGCATTTGTGGCTCAGATCGCAGCTTTATATTATTTTACAACATTAACCGATATTAAAAACAACTGGCCAAAGTATCGCTGTAACCCGATGTTTATGCCTTTGTCCGATAACATAGAACAAGACTTTACCTATTGTGTCCAAAACATGCAGACCAATTTTATGGGTTATTTGTTACAACCATTGACATATATAACGTCAAACTTATCTACCATGGGTGGCGAATTCACGGATAGTATCAACTTTATTCGTGTTATGTTATCCAACATTCGCACATTTATAACAAGTATTATTGAAAGTGTGATGGGAGTGTTCTTGAATTTGATTACGGAATTTCAAAAAATCACAATTAGCATCAAGGATTTGATTGGAAAACTGATTGGTGTGATGGTGACAATTATGTATATTATGGATGGTAGTATCAAGACCATGCAAAGTACATGGAATGGTCCACCTGGTCAAATGGTGCGAAACTTGGGGCATTGTTTCCACCCCAAAACCCTTGTGAAACTTCAAAATGGAGAGAAAAAGTATATGAAGGATGTTCGACTCGGGGATGTTTTGGAGAATGGGGCAGTAGTGAAGGCCACGATGAAGGTAGAAAACAAAATCAAGAGAGAAGAACTCATGGTTTTTGAAGGTGCGGGTGTAGACGGGGAAGATATTTACGTGACTGGTTCACATTATGTTTTGAATGATGTGACCGGGTCTTATGTCAACGTTTGCGACCATTCTTCTGCCAAAACGCAAGTGAAAAAACGAACCAAATGGTTTTCGTGTTTGATAACAAGTGACCATACTATTTCTGTCGGGGAACACGTATTTTGGGATTGGGAAGATTGGAGATTATCATTGAACCAATAATTTCTCTCGACGGAATAAACAAATGTGATACAATATTATTGTATTAGATTTGTGTTGTGTTATACAGCATTATCCACCGGGAACCCAGAAAAATTATAACAGTTTTTCATTAAGAAATCTTATCACGGGAAAAGGTAAGGAATTAGAATTCCCCGAAGGGCGGGAGGGGGTAAGGGGGAACCGGGGGTTCCCCCTAGTGTTATAAACTTGAATTTCTGTGTAGTATTCAAAACGTGTATTTAACATATTATCTATATTTCTAGTGGTGAAGTTTATTACCCCCCTTTAACACCTGTGCCTTTGCTGTAAATCACGTACGAATTGTTGGACGAATTAGTAGTTACCAATGCCATTTTATACAATATGTTAATATTAAAAAAACAACAAATAAAATCATCCACATTTGCCAAGGTAAAAAATTATCCATATCTACTATAACATACAACAGTTATGGTATTATAATTTCTTTCGATGGAATAAACAAATGTAGTACAATATTATTGTATTAGATTTGTTTTATTACATTTATTGTATTAGAGAATTTATGGGATACTGGTGGACATTGTTGCTACTAACATCCTTCGAGCAATACCACAGCATTATCCAGCGGGAACCCAGGAAAGTTATAACTGTTTTACATCAAGGAATCTTATCATGAGAAAAGGTAAAGACTTAGAATTCCCCGAAGGGTGGTGAGGGGCAGCAACGCAGTCCGGGGGTTCCCCCTACATTGTCGTTGTACCAGGGCGACCTATCTTTGGGGTTGAGAGCACAGCTTTGGTGGGCAATTTGGAGCGCAATTTGGATGCCATTTTATACAATATGTTAATATTAAAAAAACAACAAATAAAATTATCCACATTTGCCAAGGTAAAAAATTATCCATATCTACTATAACATACAACAGTTATGGATATCAATAAATCATCTCATTTAGTGGGAGAGTTATATAAAGACCTAACTTATTACGATTTATA